AAGTAGTTGCTCCTGTGTATGGGACGTAGCCACTAAGACTTGGAATGTCAGAAGTTAAAGCAATAGTTCCACTTGCATCTGGTAAGGTGTATAATCTTGAAGCAGTTAAACCACCATAACCAAGTCGTGCCATTATAGTTCCATTCTTACTAAAAACTGTTTGAGCATCGGCAGTTGCAGAAGCAACTTCACCAAAAAGATTAACATAGTTGTAAGTATTACCACTACCAACAGTGCCACCTAAAGCAACTACATAACTTCCTGTGTTGTTTGAAATAGCAGCATTACCAAGTCCAATAACTTGTATACCTGTATTATTTGTTCCTGCTCCATCACCTATAAATACAACCCTTTCCCCACTATTTCCACTCGCTGCATTAGTACCAATTTTAACTATATCATTCCCACTAAACACCAAATTACCTGTCATAGTAGTAGAACCATCTAGTTTTAAGTAAGCTCCTAAATCAGTATATTTTACCCTTAACACCCCCACTAGATTGCCACTACCGTCAGACGTCAGCACACTATCTCCTAAGTTGTAATTATTAAATTGCAGCCGCCCGTTACTAGCAATAGTTAATCTATCGTTATCATTAGTCATTAAGGACAAATTTTGTCCAATGTTCGCTTGTAATCCTGTGAATAAATTAGAACTATTTTTAGCCCCATAAATGCCAGCACCTCCACTAAATAATTTAAAATAACCGCCTTTAGCTGCTAATGAATTTTGAACCGTTAAATCAAAACCGTTGATAGTGTGTATTCTTTCTGCATCAAAACTTAAATCTGTATTTGCAAAATTTAATATTGAAGCTGCACCACTTGTTAGCGGGATCCAATAGCTACCATTATGGAAATATAATTTTTGATTAGAACTTTTATAAACCAACGCCCCACCTCTATTCAAAGAATTATTCAGACTTGTATCGCCTTTAGGCAAATTAAAGCCGCTGTCCGTTGCAAGTCTTTTAAACTGAATACCAAACGTACCATTCTGTTGGTAAGCCTGCCCATAAGCCCCAACGCCACAAAATAATAAAGCCGCTAAAATTAATTTTTTCATCATAATTGTTTATATAAAATTCTTATAAATTCATTCGCAGTCAAAGGATTGCTTGCATTCACATCTACCTGACCATTTGAACTATCAAAAAACACCTGGTAAGTGCTCGGAGTGCCCACCGTTAGTATATCTTCAACATCTATTCCGCCCCTGCTCATGTAAAGCATCTCTTGACTAATTAAACTAGGCAAAACAAAATTAGTTTCACCGCCACTTGCTCTGTACGTTATTTCATTCACTTCACTTGGATTTGTAGGATTAACACCACTAACGCCTAATTGTCCTGACCCTTGCAAAGATAATGAATAACTTGCAGCATCATTATTAGGACCACTCAGGGAAACACTCGTTAGTATTGCCAATCCTGTGTAATATGTAATTCCATCTATTCCATTATCAACAAAGAATTTAATGTCTAAAATTTGCCTCGTTAATAAAGCATTCGTCATTTTAGTATAACCGAAATTATCCAAAATCATTAACCCATCATCCGATAAATTCCATGTAATAACATCGGGTTTGTATTCTCTAAAAAAAGCTGAGAAAGTATTTGTAACCTCCCTTGTTTCTAAAGTTAGATTTAAAGAAACATTTTTTGAACACGCAATAACTATATAATCTGCAATGTCATTATCATAAATGCTTAAAACTAAATTTCGACCTTTAACTATTTCTGACATTACTTATAAATTATTTCTTCAGTTATTGTTATATCAACATCTGTATTGCCTGTCTCCAACAAATTTACGTCAATACTATTATCAATAAAATTAAAATTGCAATTCGCATTAACATATCTTTTTCCTGACACTGTCAACGGATCACCAGCATTATCTTCTACTTCATAGCTGCTTAAATATTCTAAATTTTCATTTGTCGTTTCGTTCTTTTTCTTAGCATACACATTATACACTTTGCCTTGTACGGTGATTGAATTTTTTGCAGTAGCGTTCATATAATTTTGAACTAATAATTTCTGTAAGCTATCAAAAGTGCCTACTATGCCATATCTATACCACCCTGTCAAAACATTATTTGAAGCATCTTGCAAAACTCCTGTAATCATATTATTAGACTGTACAGGTATTGAACCCAAGGTAATAGATACTTCTTTTTTGTAATTATTGTTACTTCCTCTTTCTCCTGTTACTTCTACTGATTGAATCTTTTGTTTTTCGTTGTTCGTTCCTTTTAATTGAAAATTTTTCACTCTTAATGTTTCCTTAGTATTAAACACCCCTAACCCACCACCAACACCTAATGAAACATAAATGAAAAATTCTCCTGATATATGTGCTGGTTGCATTTCGTAAGAAACACTTCCCCATGCTTCATCACCGTTAACAGTAACTTCTTGCCATGAAAAATTGCCCCATGCTTTTGTATCTAAATTAACCCCATATAAATCAACTCCATCAGTAGCACCTATCCATAATGCAAAAGAAGAAAGCCCACTAATTTCAGGTGTAATCAAGAAATCAAAAGACAGTGTATAAATCTCGTTCTTAAATATTTTTAATTTACTCCCCATGTTAGAAGTTAAATTACATATACTCATAGAAACAGCTCTGTTGTATGTTAATTTTCTGCATTCAAAACCCAAATAAATTTCTTTTGTTGTTGTGAAATCAGCACCATTAACCTCCCACCCTACTATATTACCTAAATGTTCATCATAAACATTTTCATTTACAAATAAGTTAACAGGGTAAACCATGTCTTCAGTTACAACTAATTTATTAAACCCTTTCTTTATAACTTTTGTTTGCCCGTTATCTATCCAGTACATATTAGCTGAAAGCCCATACCCTTGTACCTTAAATACGTTCTTATACAACCCACCGCTTATTGTCGTTCCGCTATTATCATATTTTGTTAAGTAGACACTTTCTTCAAATCTTTCATTAACTTGACTAAATAAATATTGCCCATTTGATTGAAATAATTGGCAACCAAACCCCATACAAATCTCACTTAAAACATCATAGCAGCTTTTATAAATAAAGGGTTCTTTTAACCAATTTCGTATTTGAATATAAGTTTGAGAAAAAGGTTCATTAGTAACCGCTGCACCTCTATCATTCATGCCTGCTGCAAAAATAGAAATTTGTATATTTATATAAAATAAATCTGGCAAACCTATTTTATTTAAACACTTTAATACCACATCTTTTAAACTCATTAAATCAGCATCAGTTACAGGTATTACTATGTCTGGATTAAAAGTAATATTCTTTAACAACCCCAACCCATCGGCTGCTTTAAATGTTGCAAATTTATTGCCGGTAGTAAATGGTAATTGAGTTTGGTCAATCAATAAAAAGCCTTGCCAGATAAGGAAGTCATAATAATTATTAACTCCTGTTGTAGCATAAAGTTTCACGAAATACTTAAAGTCATCATCTGAATAAAAATCAAACAAGTTAGCAAAATCTGTAATATCCATTTCAAACGTCAATTCACTTCCTACAACAGGATTAAATACATCATCTTCATTTGAGTAGTAGTTAACAGCAAAAGGATTAACCCCTAATGGTATGTTTGTTGACCCGCTTGAATAATCTTTTTCCGAAATCTCAATGATATAATTTAGATTATTCTTTGAGCCAGCATTTAATATGTATTTTACTCCATACATTATATAAAATTCAAGTTTTGATTTGAACGATTTAAAACAGTTACTAAATCCGACCCCCTGATAACGAATTGTTGGTTCATGTCCCCGCTTCCTATATTCCCCATCATCTCAGGTAATCTATTTAAAGGAATAATAGCTTCTGGTCCAGCTTCGCCAACTATACCTGGTGTTGCCCTTGTAGCTATGCCACCAACTGCATTCTTTTTAAATAAGCCTCCTAACCCACCGCCGCCTACCATACTTAAAACCTTACCGAAATCAAAAGCTCCCTTTGCTGATTTGCTAGGAAATAAAGCACTTAATATTAACTGCAACGCCAATGCTGCAATTAAAGCGGAGATTAATTTGGCAATCATTTGTTTTAATGAATCTATAAACGCTTGAAAGGCATCACCGCCACTCATTAAAGTAGTAAAGAAACTTTCAAAGGCGGGTGCTAAAGACGAAGCAATAAATTCGGATTGAAGTGTTTGTAATTCAAAAAGTTTTTTATTGGCTTCAAATTGTGTTCCTAAACTATAAGTAACATTCTGATTTTCTAAAGCGTATAGTTTAACCGCTTCTGTTAAAATAGTCTGGTCGGCAGCTTCTTTTTTTAAATCTCTTTGTTGAACATCACCTGCATTTTTTAATCCTTTGTCGGGGGCATCCGCTTGGAATGTTCCCTTTACAGGCTTCCACATTGCTGCCGTAACTACTGATAATTCTTTTACTGATTTTATTTGTTCTTTTATTTTAGCCGTGCCTTTGTCTAAATTATCACCGTTGGCTACTTGAGCAGACACCGCAGCATTTAAGTCTGTTGTATATGTTTTGATAACTTTATCTAAAGCAGTAATACTTTCATTATTTGTGTTTACAGCTTTATTGATTAACCCAGAAGCTCCTGCCAATCCTGAAGCACCTACTCCTAAATTTTTAAAAGCACCACCAACAAAGGCAACAACTTGGTCAAGTGTGCTTAAATTTTTTATTTGTTCTTTAAGAGAAATATTTAATAATTCACTCTTCGCTGTTTCTGCTCTTTTTATATTTTCTACAATAGCTTGTACTTTGGCTTGTCTTAACAAAGCCTCACTTAATTTATCAGTAGCCGCTTTTAAAGCTGTTGTATTATCAATATCAATACCTTGCTGTGCAAAATATTCAGGGTATTGTTTTTTTAATTTATTTAATGATTCTTGCCTATTTGCTCTTGATAAATTTTCATTGCCAATAGCATTAACCAAAGCATTTACCTGTGCTACTTCTCCTGATGTATTACCTGTTGCTTCTGATAAACTTTTTGAATATTTTTCATTAAAAGAAGTAGCTAAAGCAGCGGCAGCACTCTCTTCTAATAAACTCTTAGCTAATAATGCAATAGCAGCAGTAGCAGCCAACGCTAACGCCTGTGGTTCTATAAAAGATGTAGCAACATCTTTCATACTTGATGCTGTGGCTTTGCCATAATTACCCAACCCTTCTAACCCTACCGAAAGTTTGCTTAATGATTTTGTAGTTCCCGCTTGTGATGTACTAATATTATCTATACTCCTTGCAGTTTCTTTTAAAGAAGCAATAGCCTTTTTATTTTCGGCAGTTATCAGTAATTCTAAAATCTCTTTTGCCATTATTTGTTGTATAATTTTATCACCCTTGCAAGTTGTTCTTGTGTTAGTTTTTCGCCTCGTTCTTCATCTACTTTGTCTGTTGCTAGTGGCATGAACTTTTGAATACTTGGGAATGGTTTCTTTGGATGTCTATTAGCTGCCGCAATCGTGTATATTATAGCCCTCGTTCTTTCCCACTCCTTTAAATTACGAAGAGAATAACCCTCTGTTATAAGTAGCCATTCTCTCCATGTTAAATCTTCATACTCACTTTTTTTTAGTCCAATCTCATACGCCAATCTTTCAATGTCATCCCAACCTATTTTTTTTTTGAGCCTGATTCTTTCTTAGCAGGAAAAGCACTCGTTGCCGTCATGCTTTCTAACATCATTTTAAACACGCCTTGTATTTGTTCGCTGCCTATCCCACCGCAATCGTCTATCCATTCGCAAACTTCTATATCTGAGATTAGTATATGTTTACCAGCAGCTTTGTATTGTGGATATTCAGCACACGACTGCATGATGGCTATAATAAAGGATAAATCAAAGCTGCCTTTTTCTAAGGTGGTAAGCAAATCCATCAAAGACATACCTTGCAGTTCACAAGTTCTTTTCATCGCCCATGTACCCCATTTCATCTCTATCTTTTTGCCACTCGGCAATTCTAATACATACATATTTATACAGTTACTGTTTGAGTTAATGTTGGAACTTCAGGCTTGATAGAACCGCTAAATTTATTAACGTCATTATCATCGCTAGTTAACTCCCAACTAAAGATATAACCCCCCGCTGAACTATAAATTATATCTCCTGTAACGGGGCTTGCCTTACCTAACTTAAAAGGAAATTTAGTTTTGTTCTTATGCAAGGTGTACAAAGAATTGTAACTATCCTTTGTCGGTGTGCCTGTCTGATCAATAGCTATTCCTTCAAAAGATATTTCTTGACTGAAAACATCACCCGGTAATGTTTTGTTACCACACTTTGAATTAGCATCTATCTCATCTAATTCTGATGAAATAGAAACGCTTGTTAAACAAGCTACTGGTAGGTAAGAACCATTGTCATCTGCATCTATTAACAGTAACCATTCTCTACCTCTTACTTCTGTATCTGCCATTTTTTTTGTTTTTTATATTTTGTGTAATTTATGAGAAAATCTTATTAGCGTTCTAAATACATTATCATTTTCATTCAAAGCCGATAAATTAAACTTGCTGGTTACTTCTGTTGAAGCCATCTGAAAATTATCCATTGTTAGAATAACATCAGAATTGATTAAGGTTAGTACTTCATTGGCTATCGCTTCCGAAGTAGAATAACCAAAGTTACTATTTTTTACAATACAATCAACCAAAATAGTACACTGATAATCTAAACAACTTTTGCCATCCTGTTGTATGGCATCTCTTTCACCTAGCACTATAAATAATTCTTCATTGCCGTATGGATTCATTCCATCATAAATAGGTACTTCAATAGCATTAACTACAATGTTACCCTCCAACGCTTCGAAGTATGCTTTCCTTAAATCGTCTGTCGGATTAACCATTGATTATATTTTTTATTCTCTTTAAAAACTTAGGGAATAACTCCCTTTGTGAATTAAATAAAAAAGGTCTTGCAGGTAAGTTAACTTTCTTTATTCCTTTCCCTTTAAACTTCATTGCATATCCTTCTAATCCTTTAGGTACATTAACCAAAGCCCCTGTACCAAATTCAACATAAGCAGCGTATTCTTTTGAATTACCTACCGACTTATTTAATTTCTTAGAAGTATCTATAAAAAAGCCCTGCCTTAATTTTCCTGTATCTACTGGTGCTTTTCTTGTTGCTGCCGCCTCAATGTCTATAACATAAGCATTCATCTCCAAGTCTAACTCCGTTGTAACGGCTTTCTCTTTTCTTTTCAAAGCGTCTTGAACTCCTTTTATTCCTTTTATGTTTAAACTAAAACTCATTTATTTATACGCTAATATTTCTAAGTATCTGTTTTGTTGGTCAATATTTTTTATCGAATGAATCGTATAATTTTCGTTGTTAAATCTCAGCTTGGTTACATTAGCTATAACAGGGCTTGCAATATCTCTTACCCATACCTTTATAGCCTGATTGTACTTTAACTGTAATTGCTCTAACCTTCTACTTTCGGTCATCGGTTCTACCTTTGCTCTGAAAGTCCCATCATCTGAATAACTCCTATTAATACCACCACCTACAATAGGTGTATCGGTTAAATTTAACACGGTTATTTTTTCTTTCATGTTACCCGCCGTAATCTCTATATTTTTCTTGTATAATCTCATTAACTAAAAAATGATATTCGTGAACGCCGCCCGCATAATCTCATTGCTGCATTGCAAATGCCTTTAGTGTCAGCACTTTCATCTCCTCGCATTTCATACATATAAAGTATCTGTGCTAAGATAGCTTCTTTTAAATCTTTAGGCAACGTTGTATAACCAGCCGTATAACTAATAATCATATCTTCTTGCATTGGCTTCACAACTCTTATAAAATCCAACCCTACAAATTCTTTTTGACTTTCTAAATCATCATCATCAAAAACTGGCACATCAGTAACAGGACCGAATGGCAATTCTATTCTACCTTCACAATTCCCAATAACTGCTTCTACTGTCTTGGTTACCAAACTCAATCGAGTGTATAGCTCTATTGTTTGCCTTGCTGCTGTTATCATCGTTGTTATTTCTGGTCCATCATCTGTTATACCTATTCTGCAATAATCTTTCGCTTCTTGTAGTGTAACAGGCTCTGTTCCTTCGTCACTAAACCGATAATCAACAACTCTATTTAACGACATTCTTTTTTGTTTTTATTTTTGTTTCCTTTTCAATAACAGGTTCTTCTTTTTCTTCAATGATTTTTACAAACCCTTTGCCTTGAAGATACTCAGCCCTTTCTTTAGAATATTCCATCTTAGAACCTGCTTTTTGCACTTCGTTCAAATCTTTGTCCGTAAAATCAATTTTTATTTCTACTATCATAATTTGTATTTAAAAAAAGGGCGGATAGAAACCCACCCCTTTTTAACCAAACAATCAAAAACCAACACTATACAGTAAAGGTAGCGTAAATTGCTGAAGTTGGAAGCATCAAGTTGATTTCTTCTTGACACTCAATTCTAGCAGTTACTAAGTTCTTCTGGAAGTTATCAGAATCTTCGTAAGAGAACTCTATTGATACCCCATTAACCTCTACTCTTTCTAAGTAATCTCTATCAATCACTAATGCTTTGTTAGCAGTAACCCAACTTGCAGAAATTACAGGCACACCCCATATTGTCATGCCGCCATTAGGAGTAGTAACAACAGAACCCGAACCAACGTAGTATCCGTTAACGTAGGTTAGCTTTAATAAAGCAGCCATAGCAACCTCACCAACTAACACATAAGAAGCATTGAAATTGGCAGCTTTTTGATTACCAATGTAATCAATTAATTGCTTAATGTCATCTGTCTCCGAAGTTGTAGTTGAACCTGTAGCAGCAGCACTAACGGTTGCAAAGAATAATGAGTTTTCTTTCTTGAAGAAATCTCTTAATAATAATCTCGGAAGCGTTCCCTGTAACCAAGGTAAACTTGTAACCATTTGCTTGGAGAATTTAGAGAAACCAGCAATGTATTGCTGAACAATCTTAGCTTCTGTGAAAGCATAATCATTCTCGCCTTTAGCGGCTCCTTCTGTTTGTTTTGCAATGTTGTTAGCAGCCCCAGCATTTTCACCAAACTGTATGTAAAGACCTGTTGGTGTTTGCATAGTAGGTATCAAGTCTCTAAAGTTAGTCTTCTGAGAAGGTAACAATACTTGATTGATTGCATAAGAAGCAACTGGGTCACCTGTTAAAGAACCGCTTAAAGTCATTGTTTTGTAGTTAAAATCTTTTAACTGTAAAACAGCTTTTTTGTTTCTTGCTAAATCTTTCTGAATTGTATCAAATTGATTCTCGATGCTTTCAGTATAAACATCGTCAAATGATTTTACTTCTGCTTTAACATCTTTTTTAGCAGCAGCTAACTCGTCGAATTGCTTTTGCATTTCATTTCTAAAATTATCAATATCTTCTTTCGTTGATAATGAATTACTTTCAAACGATGCTTTTAAATCGTTGTACATTTCTACTGCTTTAGCAGAATCAACACCCGCTTTCTCAGCATTTGCTTTTATTGCTTCGATATTGTCGGATATTTGTTTTAAATCCTTTTCCATTTTTTTTAAATTTTTGTAATTAATAATAATTGTTCTATCGCTTTCTCTTCATCCGACTTCACTGCTTCTGCGGGTGTAGTGGTCATTTCAAGAATTTGTTGTTGTATTTGTTTTATTTCTATTTCTAGCAAACTAAAACTTTCATCGGTATAACTACCGTGTTTTAATGCTTTAAATAATCTTTCCAACCTTTGGTTCAATGTTACTTTTTTTTCTTCTTCATTCATCCCCTTCATTACTTCAAAAGTTGGTGTATTAGGATTTGCCCCCCATAACACAGCCGAACCCTCCCATAATGCTACCTCTTTTATTATTCTAACATTATCTTTTTTGCTCATTTCGTCTTTGATAATAGAGAAGCCTATTGAGTGTTGATTAATCAACCCGTCGGCATACATCTTTAGCATATCGTTGCCTAAAGGTGTGTCAATCATTTTAGTTATTCCTATCAAATAACTGCTTTCTTCATATAACTCATGCGGCTTACCTAAAACACTTTTTAATGAAGCGTTGTGGTCAACTAAATGCCAAACTTGATTTGAGCCTTTAGGACCACGTTCTTTAATTGTCTTAGTAAAAGCACCTGAGTTGATAATGTCATTATCTCTATCTACGCTGCCCATTTGGCTAAAGGCGACCTTTACCGTTCTTGTCGATTGGTCGGCATCCATTACGGCAGCATCGACTGCTTTTATATTATATTGCTTCATCTTCTAAAATTAAATTTATAAAGTTTCCTATTAGTAAACTCGCTGCTGCTTCTGCTATCAATCCATAAATAGGGTTAAGGCTTGGCACTCTTTCTATTGGTATCAATCTCCCATTTCTATCTCGTACAGGTTTGAAAATTAAAGTACATCTACAATTGCATACATTCCCAGCACTTGCTCTCGGGTCACCTGGAAATTGCATAGCGTCAATCGTTTTTGTTGAAGGAACGATAAACAACCCATCAAAATCCGTTGTTACTCCATCCATAGTTAAATGATCATACTGGTCTCTCGGTATTCTTCTTGTTCTATTATCCTGAGACGACACCCATTCTTTTTGCATGACAAACCCCGATTCTGCTGCTGCTATCATTGCACCTGCGTTTGAAGCTCTTGTTGTTTCTGTTCTTACTATCAACTCTGCTCTCATCTTTGTTATCGGAGATTCTTTTAAAGCCCTTACCGTTTTATCTACACCCCACCCTTCATTGTTAGCTTGAATTAATACTTTCTCTATTTGCTTAACTGTCGTTGCTGTTATTGGCTCTACTACTTCGCTCAATAAATATCTTTTAAAATATTCATTAATCACCCAATACCACTCATCTTTGCTCATTGCTTTTAACAAAACTTTCTTAACGGACTTGCCATTAATATAAGCTGCATCAAGATAAAGATTTCTTACCGCTTCTGTAATACTTTTCTTTTCAACTATTATCGGAGTTGTAACGTCTTTTTCATACCTGTCTGTGAAAGAACTAATTTGTTTTTGTAGTGCGGCTTTGATTAGTTCCCGATGCAAAGATATTATTTTTTTATAAATCCTTCGATATCTTTTATAATAATTAATCCTTTGCATAAGGGTTTAAGTCTTTTGGTAAGTCTATCGGTTGTCCTAATTCATCCAACGGCATCAAACCGCTTGGTACATACAACATCTCTAACTCTTCTTTATTCAAATAATCAGGAATGGCTTGGTTCATTATCTCATACTTCATAGCGGGGGGAATCCACCAAGCTTTAGATAAGTAATCAACTTGATTTGATATGTCTTCTTGAAGTTCCGGGAATGCTTGTAAATCAAAGTCAATAAAAATATTTTCACCTTTGTAACCCCAATCACTATTTAATTTTCTATTCAAATTATCTCTTAATGAAGTCAGCAATGGCAATGCTGCTCTTGATGTTAACGCCCTTTCAGCTTCTCTTGCATTGGCTTGAATTTTATTATCAGGGTCATTTAATAATTGCGAAGGTACTCCGTAAATATTACACAGGCTTCTCATGTCCCATTTTTCTGCATCTAATACGCCTAAATCAACCGGGCTTAATCCTGTCTTTACGAACCCTGTCTTATAACCACTCGTTGCAATCTTGTTGCTGTTTCTTGAACCTCTGAAGTTTAGTAGCGTTTCTTTGATAGTGTCAACTTGCGCTTGTACATCATTGGCGTTAAATCCTCCATCATTATCAATAAATATTATTCCTTGCGGTCCTCCGTTCTGGAAGTTAGCAACACTAGCTGTCTTTGCTTCATTGCTTCTTGTTAATAATTTATTCGCTGCCTTTAATGGGCTTAACCCGTAAAGCTGTGTACCGTTGATTGTCCAAACAGGATTGAAATATTTGTCTTGCAAAACTTCTTCTTTAGTGAAGTTTATTGTTGTTCCTCTTAATAATTGATAGCCTACTTTCTTAATAGGGAATGACCCTGTCTGAGCCACAATAGCAACGTACTGGCTCGGCAAAGAATACAACGCATTTGGCTTGCCTTTGTTAGTACCTGCCTCCACCATTTGAGAATAAAGATAACTATTACCTGTTATTAATTTATAAGCACAAAGTTCTTCTACTAAATCACTAAAGCAATCATCTTCGTTTGGGTATTCTAACAACTCTGTTAATCTTGAATACTTATCGGTTACTTCAATACTTTCTTCTTTCAGTTGTTGCACCTTCGCCCAATCCTTTACCAAATGCGGCTGTTTGATTAAATCTTTATATTGATTAAATTTTTTTACATCTTTTATTTTATAAACATCCCAATCAGCTAACTTGCATTTCTGGGTAATTAAATTAATGATAGAAAAAACAATATCATTCCCTGCATACCCTTCATTTACTAATGCTTCGCCATCTGTTGCATTCCATGTTATAACACCGTTAATTACTTGATAGCTTCCTTTAGGTGCTAAATCGTTGTTCTTTCTGAATATTTCTTTAAAGAAATTTGTAAACTTAGACAATTATTTGAAATTTAGGTTTCGTTAATTTCGTATGCACAGCATAACGAAGTGCATCAATAATGTGGTCTTTGAATTTGACTGGTTCGTCAAGTGGTTTATTATCTTTATCGAGCTTCCACTTATAGCTTTTTAATTCCGACACCAAAGATATACTATTTCTTGTTACATAAAGAGGATAAGATTTTATTGCCTGTATTCCTGCATAAACTTCTTTGTTAGAAATCTTTGCATTAAAACCCGATCTATACAACTCTTCTCTAGTTTTTGGTTCTGCTGAATCACAAAATATTTCATCATACTTAGCAATGTTTAAAGACTTTAGCTGCTCAATTAAATCATTAGTTGTTAGCTTCGTCTTATACAACATTTCTTCGGCAAAGATACTATTTTCTTTGAAACAAACTTTTACTAAAGCCGAAGGATTATTATACCCGAAATCTAAACCGTAAAATGTTTCTCCTTCGGGTAATCTGTCGCAGTACTTCCAATGATTGAAAACTAAATCTTGTGGCACACCTCTTTGACCCAACCCAAACACAGTCCAATAATTTTTGTCAGCATCTTGCAACGCTTCAATCTTTTCAACTAAATCTTGCTCAAGATGGGGATTGTCTTTGTAGGTGGTGATGAAAAAATCGGAAGTATCTTTTTCTGCCAAGTCATAGAACCACCCATCAAAATCAGATGGATTGTAATCCAATATCATTTTAAATGTGGTCCGAATATCCAGCTGAAAAAAATCTTCATAATTTAATTCGTTACACTCATTAATAAAACAGATTGTTCTTTTCCTACCTCTTATTTTCTGTGGCTGGTCAACTGAAATAAATTCTATTAGGTTGTTAAAGAGATTATATGTTAATTCTGTTTTGTTATGATGTTCTTCGCTATACCACCCACACTTTTGAAGTATCTCAATAAAATCTCTATAAGCCGAACCTTTTAAAGCTGGTAAGGTCTTTCTTACTATTGATATAACCGAATGACTATTTTGATGCAAGTAACACCATTCAATGATTATCTGAAGTATAGAATAAGTCTTGCCGCTTCTACTAGACCCTTGATTAATTACATACTTCTTTTTACTGCCTTTTAGTTGGTAGTATGTCTTACAGTTTTTTGTCATCAAACCACGTTGGTTTTGCTATATCTATTTCGCCTTCTATTTTAATTTCATTTTTAGGTCTGCCATTAACTCTCGAAAGCAATGTTTCCATCGATTCGAGATTTCCTTTTTCTAGTGATTTTTTTAAAGCATTGGAGATAGTTTTTTCTAATATAGTTGAATTTTTATTTTCGTATATTTCTTTTAATTCTTGAATCGTCATTGCTAACATAGCATTGATAGTAACGCTAACTTGTGCAGGTGTGTAGCCTATCTCTTTTAATCTTGAGGCAAGTTTACGAGGTTGCCCATTTGGGTTACCACTCTTCCCTTTGACAAAAGGGATAGCTCCCGGTGGTGTTACTCCTTTTTTAAATGGCATAACAAATATTTTTTTATTTCATTTTTAATCTTTATTTTTACAATGTTATAACACAAGTGGAAAGTTACCTTTTAGAGTTTTTTATGAAATGCAACCCATAAGCTAAAAAACATTATTAAGCTAAAAAACATTATTAAAAAAAACTAATAACCCACTTCTTTAAGTGGGTTTTTTATTGCACAAAAGCAAAATTATATGTTTTAACTCCGTTTTCTCTAAACCCACCACGTCTAATCATATTTCCCCCTGTTTTCATTTTACCCATTAATCTATTTTCGCCTAAAAATATCCATTCTTTTTGTTTAATCATTGATTTATAAACTGGCGTTGAACTGAATTTTGCCATTATTTTACAATCAACTTTTTTAGATAACAATTTACTTGTTTCATTTATTAATTTTATTCCTAATCCAAGCCCATTGTAATCAGGATGAATTACTGTTCTGTTTGAATGATATATTATTTTAGTATTTTTTCTATGTGGCGTATAATTTGCAAAACATTGAAATCCTATTTGATTTTGCCCATTAAACAAACCATATAAAAATATTTTACCACCAGGTAAACGTTCACTTAAATAATGATACTTGCTAAAATATTTCCAGCTTTCTCGTCCAATTTCTTTGATGTCAAATTGCAATTGTTCTCGTTCATTAAAAAAAAAATTATCACTTTTAGGTAATATAAATTCTTGTTTATTACAATCAATAAGCCAATCTGGTTTTAACCATTCTAAAATATCATAATGACAGGAACATAAAACTATTTTTTTATTGTGTTTTTTTGCAAATTTATACAAACAAACACTCATTGCTTTTGCTACTGTTCGGTCCACAACAGAAGTCCATTCATCAATAAATACTATTTCTTTTTGTGAACACATTAACAATGCCGCTTCTGCCCTTGCTTTTTGACCATTGGATAAAGTTTTAACAGGTCTTATCCAACAAGGAACACTATTTAATCCAATACCATTGAGAATGTTTGCACAATCTTCATAATTATATTTTTTAGGAAATTGATTTATAATTGGCTCGTTTTCATTTAAAACATTTTCAAAAATATCATTACCAAATAAATGCTTTACAGTCGTTGTTTTTCCAGAGCCACTTGCACCATAAATTAAACCAATATTCCAATTATTAGGAATATTTACATTTTCAATATTTAATTGGTGTATTGATTTTTTCTTTACATCAATATCTAAAGAGTTTGCAGCAACTTGACATCTGAAATTTGTGAATATTTCACTTTCTAATTTTACATTTATTTGTTTTGGAAAGTTCATTATTGTATAATTTTACATATTAATCCTAATTCAATAAATTTTTCATAATATTCTTGACATTGTTCTTCCGTTTCAAATTCTACATTCACAAACCATTTTTGTTGCAAATCATATCCGCTTGGTTCAATATCATTTTCTGCTAACCAATCTTTAGGTATATCCAACCCCCAATCTTCCAGCTGCTTACTATCCCATTCGTTTGCTAATTCATCCCATTGCCATTCACCAAAACCAACATTGTCTTTAATTAAAAATTCATTCTTTTGTTCTTCAGTCCAATCGTCAGCTAAAACAACTGGTATTTTTTTTAATCCTACTTCTTTAGCAGCTTTCAATCTCATATTGCCACCAAGCACAACAAGTTTATTATCTACATCAGTAAAGCAAATCAAAGGTCTTTTCTCTAACATTTCTGGAAACTCTTTAATGCTTTTAACCAACTTATTAAATTTATCGTCTTTAATAATTCTTGGATTCTTTGGGTTGGGCTTTATTTCTGTAATCTTTCTGTATATCATTGATATTTTACTTTAACACCAAAGATACTAACATTTAATATTTTAAAGTTATACACCGAATCAGCCGGGTAGATTGTCTTACAAATAGTATCAATATGGTTATACGGTGTTGGAACTAATGCAACAAAGTTGGTTTGCCATTTGGTTGTAAAGACTGCTTGAAGAGAACCTTTAGCATTAATTATTTTATCTGATTTAATATAAAGGTGAACGTAACCATTCTTTATAAAAGCCATTGATGAAATAGTTACTTCTTTTTCTTCTATTGTCTTTTTACAACTAGAAACTAAAATTAATAAAATTAATATGTATTTCATTTTACAAAGGTAGTTAGTCTAATTTAATTATTGATATAAAATTTGTTTTTTTGTTGTTATTAATGTACACGAAACACGATAATTCGCTTTTCCTTATTTGCACTATATTAAAAAAAGGCATTTTTTTTTAAGGGCGGCTTAAATATTGACAAAAATCGTGTCTTCGTGTTCACTTGTTGATTATCAATGAGTTAAATCTGTACATTTCGTGTGCATTTCGTGTACATCATGTACATTTTATCTCAGATTTATTCATATTCTCTCTATTCCTCCTTTCTTCCAACTTCATATTAAATATATCTGCAAACTGAACAATCCCGGCTTTGAACTTTCTTTTACTATAATCCCTTTTCTCAATGTCATTAACCTTTAAGAAATTATCATACTCCAACCCAAACTCCACCCATTGTCCTTTGTTCATATTCTGCATGTGGAATAGGAAATCTTCACCAAAGTTTATTTTTATCTGTTTGGTTTTTAAAGTCTCCGACTGATAGCTTTCCGAAATGCCTTGCTGCAAATAAATTTGAACAGATTCAAGAAGCATGTTATAGAACCTATTCCATTCGTCTTTATCCCAATCATTAAAAAGAGAATGTCCAAAGAAATCAAACGGTGTTCGGGACGGGGAGAAAAAATTACTAAATTCAACAATCTTAGCCCTTCGTTTTGCGTGGTTACCATTTAAAGCAATGGAGTAGTTAGTAGTAAACCCAAACTTAGGAGCGTCTATATAAGGGATGTATAACTCATCTTTGTTTTTCTTTTCAACAGTAACCCCTTCAGTAATGTTAGAGTAGAAACCTTCAAAATCAATGTTTTTCCTGCAATCCTCAATAATTACAAGTTGGGTGGAGAGGTCAACTCTTTGCAATGCAAAGGTCTTATCTAGTTTAAAGTTCTTCCCATCAATAAAAACTGTGTTTAATATTTTCGATACTGCTTTATAAAATATACCTTTACCTGTACCACCACCTTCTTTTTCATTGTCCGTTTCTTCAGCTAATATAACTGCATAGGGGCGGGTTGAATCCTTAAAACCATGCAAAAGGTAACCAAGTATTTGTACGGTGTAAATCATACGCTCAGAATCGTTGTTACAGATACATTCAAGGAATCTGTAAAACTCCACCGCTTCAAAATCAATAGCTTCTTCAATGTCAATCTTAAAGTCAACTACCTGTGCTTTCCACACATGGAAGTCGCCGTATTTAATTATTTCTTTTTTGTCTTTCGTAACTTTCACAATACCGTTTGTAAAAGGGAAATAGGCAGCGTCTTTAGTGTCTTTTAATAAATTTAAAGTTGCATGGTCCATAAACTCAATTAGAGACATAGAGAAATAGGTAGAGTGTCCTTTATGAATCACCTCTTGCAGTTGTTCCTTTGGGTTATCTTCTGCTGCAATTCCATCAAAGGAATCGGGCAAATTATTGATATAATCTTTTATAAACTTTTTCATTTGTTCCAATGTAGCTTCTTCAACCAGCCCATCCACTATTCTAATGATTTTATAAATGCTGCTTTGCTTGTCATAATAATAGAGAAAAAAACCTCCTTTATCTCTAAGAAATGAAAGCATCTTTGTACGAATGATAATAAAGTTTCCTTTTTCGGAAACCTCCCAAAAAGTGCAAATTTGGTTTTCTTTTATAGTTATAAGGTTATCAACTACCGAAGTACTTTCAGCAATAGAAGTGTTGGTTTTGTTTTTGACAAAGAACACAATATCATCTTTCTGTTCTCCTTGTTCAATCATCTTAAATACTTGATGCCTCACCACATCAGGGACTTGCTTTACTTTTTCTCCATAACCCGCTTCTGTCAATTTTCTCGCACACTCCTTCCAATTATTACCACATTCTAACAAGCAATAAACTGCGGATGGTTTATAGGCTTTGTTCACTTCAAAATCTGATGAAGTGGTGAAAACGGAAAACCAATTTAAAGAATAGTTATAATCACCACTACTCTTTGAATCAGTAACGCCAGGTCTAAGGAAGGTAACTTTTTTTGCATCTTGCTTAACTATTTTCCACCCATGATTTTGAAGTAAGCCGACTATATCACCTCTATTATTATAATCCTCGAATGGCGAAATAGAGAACCCTTTACTTGTAACGTGCTGCGGCTTAACTTCATCTATTATCTCATTAAAGGAACGAGCAGCATCCAACATCATTTCTCTTTCATCAATAGATACTATCGGGATATCTTCGCCCTGAATAATAGAGTAGCCCTCCGTTGGTGGTGCAACCACATAACCCGCTTCGCCTCGTGTTTCAATTAATACTTTTACTTTCTCGTGTGGGTTTTCTTTTCGTTCCGCCTCCGTTGTAAGTCTTTGGGCAAGTTTAGCATTACCGTTAATCACTTCGCATTGGTAATAGATATGATAGCCTTTATTTTTTGTTGCAACAATATAAAGTTTACTAAGCAATGAATCAGGAAGCATCTCGCAATAATCTTTAAAAAGATTTTCGCTAAGAGAATATTTCGCATCAATATCAATCACTTCTAAGTTGTTAGATATTGCACCGCAAATGATAGCAATGCCTTTGCATTTATGATTAGCGAATTGATGGTTTAGTTCATCTTCAGTAGGTCGTTTGGTTTGATATTGTTTCCAGGGCAGTATGGCTCTTTTATTGCTATCCACTGCGATACAGCATAGATTCGGGTATTTGTGAAACATCGGTTAAAATTAAAACGTAAAAATTTTGTTTTCTAAGTTCATCATGTCGGTACAACTGAAGTGGTGAAGGCTTACCCGAAATAGTTTTACATTCTATAAATACTGCTTGTTTATTTTTAAAACAAATCAAATCAGGAAAGCCGTTCAATGTACATTGCAAAATTTTAACTACTAACCACCCGTGAGCCTCTAATTTCTTTTTGATAAGTGTTTGAATTGTACTTTCTGGCAATTTCTTCACATTCTTTTTTAGCATAAATAATACCTCCTTTTTTTACAAATACGGTGATTTTTTCTTTTTTTTCTAAAGGGTGAATAACCTTTCTCCCTCGTGTTTCTTTTTTGTTCATAAAAATAAATTTTTTTAATTCATCAAAAATATATAATTTTGTTCAAACAAAAAAATAAATTTATGGGACTAAACAATGATGCAGGAAGTTCAACTACATTCCTGAATGTTGCCGATGGCAAATTAATCCGAAGACATCAACAGCCTAATGAAAGAACTGTTGAACGAATTACTAAGACAGGTAAGCAAGTCTTTGAAGAAAGTTTTAGAGATTTGAAAGCCTTATTAGTGGAAGTGAAAACTTATGAGAATGACTATGGTAAGCAATGGCATTTGGTCTTCAAAGAAAATGAAGACACATATATTGTAACGATGCCATACTCATCTCGTTATGCTTCATCATTTTTAAAGGCATTGCCGAATGTTGATTTAACTAAAGAAGTACGCTTTATGCCTTGGAGCATGGTTGACAAAAATGACAGCAGCAGAAAAATCACAGGGGTAACTATGTACCAAAGTGATGGCGGCAAAATCCCACCACGCTACACCAAAGAAGAACCTAATGGGCTGCCCGAAATGAAGCAAATAAAAGTTAAAGGCAAGATTACTTGGGATGACAGCGATATGATGGACTTCTTGGAAAAGGAAGCATCTTTATTATTCACCGAAAAACCACCCTTTTAATTATGCGACACTACCAAATCAAAAACAACCAACTAACCTTCACCGATGGAAGGTTTTACATAGATACGGATGGGAACTATTACCCATCCGTTACAACAATTTTAGAAGCATATCCTAAGACCTATCAGTTCTATGAATGGTTAAAAAGTCAGGGCAATGATTCCGATAAGATAAGAGATGCAGCAGGTGAACGTGGCTCTGCTGTGCATGACCTAACAGAGAAATATGATAATAATTTTGAAGTGTCGTTATTAGATAGCAACGGCAACCCTCAGTATTCTTTAGAAGTATGGGGGATGTTTGAAAGGTATGTTGATTTTTCTAATAGATACACACCTAATAATATTTTAGTAGAGCAAAATTTCATAGGTCATGGCTTCGCTGGAACGGTTGATAGGGTTGCAGAAATAGAAGGCAAGAAATATATCATTGACATCAAAACAAGCAACGCATTATATGATAGCTATTGGTTGCAGTTAGCTGCCTACCGCAAACTTTATAATGAAGCTGTTGATGGTGTGGCTATCTTATGGCTCAATGCTAAAACTCGAACCGATAAAGACTTTCAGGGCAAAGGATGGCAGTTAGTTATTAAAGAAGATACGGCAAAAGATTATAAGCTATTTGAAGCCACTAAGTTACTATGGGATGAAGTGAACGGCGGCATGAAGCCAAAAGAGTTTTCTTATCAAATTAAATATAAGAAGTGATTTTAAGAGACTACCAAAAACAAGGGGCAGCGGATGGAGCTGCCCTTTTATTTAATTATAAAATTGCTTATTACTGCTGGGAAGTAAGAAGCGGCAAAACACTTACATCGTTAAGGTGTGCTGAGTTGTACGGCGCAAAAAAAGTTTTATTTGTAACGAAAAAAAAAGCAATAGGTAGTATAAATAGTGATTATGACTTACTGCAACCATCATTTGATTTATGCGTAACAAATTACGAAGCACTTCACTTGCTGACTAATTTTAATTTCGATTTAATTATTATAGATGAAGCTCACACTACTTCTGCTTTCCCTAAGCCATCGGTAAGAACTTTGCAGCTAAAAAAACTTTGCGAAGATAAACCAATTATTTATCTATCAGGAACGCCAACGCCTGAGAGTTATTCTCAATGGTTTCACCAATTATGGATAAGCAGTTATTCGCCATTTTTAGAAACGAATTTTTATAAGTGGTTTAAAATTTATGGCATCCCCAAAAAAAAATATTTATATAATAGAGAAATTTTTGACTATTCAAATACAATAGATTTTAATGAAAAAATAAATCATTTAATACTTACAAAAACACAAATTGAAGCAGGGTTTGAAAGTGCTATCAATGAGCATATACTAAGCATCAAGCCGCCAAGCGTTATAGAGTGGGCAATAGCAACGCTAAAGAAAGATAAGATAATAAATACAAAAGAATGTAAAATAATTCTTGCAGATACGGCGGTAAAGGAAATGATGAAGGTACACCAGATCACCAGCGGCACAATAAAATGTGAAGATGGAAGCACCATTATTATTTCGGATTACAAAGCTCAATTTATTAAAGAAAAGTTCAAAGGCAAAAAGATAGCTATCTTTTATAAATACATTGCAGAAGCTGAGATGATTAGTAAGGTTTTTAATGTTACTCAATCAATAGAAGAATTTAACGAAACAGATAAAGTATTTATAAGCCAAATACAATCAGGTCGTGAAGGTATAAACCTAAGCCGGGCGGATGCTTTGATATTTTTCAATATTGATTTTTCGGCAGTTAGTTATTGGCAAGGTAGGTCACGTTTACAGAGCAAAGAAAGAAAAAAATCCGATGTTTATTTCATCTTTGCAGGAATAGAACATCGTATATATGAGATGGTGAGTAAGAAGAAGGATTACACTTTAAAACATTATATGAATAAAAAACTTTCCTTCTAAATGCCTCGTCCGTTTAACCCATTCATTAATCTTATCTTTTTTTGCTTGATTACCGAAATAGCGATATTCAGCTATTAACTCCCATTCTTTATAGAGCTTCATAGTGCCTATTGATTTACGGGTTCTCGGTTGTGGCAGTCCTAATTCACACATAGTTGTTCTAACTGAGTGATAAGAGAAACCAAACTTAGTAGCTATTTCTTTAGCCGTTCTTATGTCGTAATTTTCAAGGCAAATATCTTTCAAAGATTTCTTTAAATTGTCTTCTATCATGGTCGTTAAATTTAGGTAATTTTTTAATACTAATTTGCTTTCGGTCAATAATCACAAACTTAAATCCTTTGTGTTCTTTTACTTCTAATTCTTTACCAAACATATCATACACAATATTGTTTGGGATTTCTATGTATGGGCTTCCTATTGCTTTGTTATTCATATAGTTGTGTTTAGTTGCGTAAATCTAGGAGTTATGTGCAAGTGCTACCATAGTGCTGTTTGACGAGTTTGTTCTTCAAATCGTTTGCAGGCATTTCGGTAATAATCCGCATCAATTTCATATCCTATAAGTTTTCGTTTCATTTGATGACAAGCTATGGCAATTGACCCGCTTCCCAAATGAGTGTCTAAAATCAAATCGCCTTCGCTTGTATATTTATCTAAAATCCATTTGTATAAATAAATTGGCTTTTGTGTTGGGTGTATTCTTTCAAGTCCATCTTTTGCATTTGCACCAACCCAGCTTTTGGTTATTTTTCGCATCGCACCATCAAATGAAGTCCAAGCAAGTTCGCCGTCAGCATAAGAATTATCTCCCGTTCCTTTATCCCAAAATAACCAACAGCTTTTCGGTGGTAGGTATTCAGTCATATAATTACCACCCCACACAATTTGATTTTCAGACACTCTAAATAGTTCCTGCCAATATTCCGCAGGTGGTATTTTCTTATCCCAATCATCATCTCTAAAATCTATCGTTTTGTTTTTAGAAGTGCCATTTTTAAAATTAGTTCCACCTGCTCCAATTCCATAAGGCGGGTCAACTATTGCAATTTTAAAATGATTATCGCCATAGCTTTTTAAGGCTTGCAAACTATCTCCGTGTATCAATGAAATCCCGTCTTTTGAAACCGCACCAGCACATAACACGGGTTTGGCAAAATGCGGGGTTTCGTCTTTCAATTTATCTTCTGTACTTATCATAAACTTTTGTCTTTTAATTAAACTTTTGTGCTGTTAAGCCCGCACTTCGCCAAGCCCGAAAACGTTAGCTGCTATTTTACCGACCACTCCGAAAGTTTAGACTTAACAATAATTTTAAGTTCATCAACTTTTGACAATGGACAGCGGAAAGCAACCGTATTAGTTTGCTCCAAGTATTTAGGTTTAGCACCCGAACCTTTTCGAGTGCCTCCTCTTGCTTCTTTTTTACGCTTCATCAATTACAACTTTAAATTCATCCTTACCATTCCACATCCCACCCGCAATGTCAAAAGCAAGTTCAAAATATTTTTGTTGCATTTTAATAGGGCAAGTAAATTGTTTAATTGTGTTGCCATTTTTTAAGATTTTTACAGTTACCATTTTATTTTATTTTAATTGTTATGTCTTATTGACCATACAAATATACAACCTTATTTTGAAACTGCAAACTTTTTCAAAGATATTTTCAATTTATTTTCTAAAGTGCTGATAATCAAAGAGAAAAAAACAGCAGCTAACAGCACATAAGCAAAAGCCCAAATTCCTCGCTAAAGCCAACGCTATTTGTGCCTTCGCTTATCTGCGATACGTTACCAGCAATGCCAGAACCGACACCGCTAAAACAACCGTAATTGTGATTTAAAGTCATTAAAACGCTTTTCTTGTGATTTGTAATAGTCTTCATCAACTTCAAAAGCAGTAAAATCAAAACCATTTTTATAAGCAGAAATTCTATTACTTCCACTACCTAAATGTGTATCTAAAATTTTATCGCCTTTCTTCGCATAATTTTGATATAAAAAATCATACAACATTATCGGTTTTTGTGTTGGGTGTATTCTTCCATCGGCATCTTGAGCGTGAGCACCTAACCAAAATTTAGCAATTATTCTTGCATTACTATCAATATTTGTCAAAGCTAATTCACAATCTGCATAGCTATTCGCACCTGTTTTTTTATCCCACACAATAAAGCATCTTGCTGGTGGCAAATATTCAGTAAAATAATTACCTCCCCACACAATCCATTTTTTTGATACTCTTTGCAGTTCATCCCAATATTCTTTTGGTGGTGTGCATTTATCCCAGTCATTATCTTTATAGAATTTTTCTGCTCTTTTATTGGCTGTATTTCTATTTATAAATGATTTTGCACCTGCACCAATTCCATAAGGCGGGTCAACTATTGCCAAATCAAAGTGGTTATCGTTAAAGCGTTTTAATGCCGTTACACAATCTTCCAAATAAACCTCCGATGAAGGCACTGCTGGTAACACGTGCTTTGCAAAAGCGGGGGTTTCCGTTTTCAAAGAAACATTATCGTTAAATATATCATTCATCTTTCTAATTAAATTTAGTGGTTAAAAGCCCCGCCTTCGCAAAGCACCATACGTTAGCAGTAATGTTACCAACAATAGCAATTAGGAAGTTGTCCGCCACAATCATCGCACTCATTGGCTTTTATTTCTGCTTCTCTTTGTCTGTTTTCTGCATTAGGTATCCAATTTTCCCCATCCCATTCCATTCCTTCGTAAAAACTACCTTTAGAATTACTAGTAAAAAATTCTCTGTTTGTCATCATTCCATTTTTTCTATGGTGGTCATCCCATTTAGTATCGTTTTCATTGTAACCTGTGTACTTATTTCTATCTACGCACATAATAATTGAGTTTAAAAACACTACTGCTAACACTGCATATATTCAATAGCTACTATATGCTTAATTTAATGTTAGTTTTGTGTTTGGTTATTAATTGTTTAATTTTTACTTTGTTTTTTACTTTTACGCTACTGAAATATATGCTTTAACGTTATCTGTAACTTTAGCGACACATTGAGGCGAAAGCTCTTCCTTCTTCATCAGCTTTTGTTTTTTGAATAGCTAAGTCAACAGCTTCTTGATAATTATTATGTAAGGCATTTATTCTTACGCCATTATTAAAGTAGATAAGGTTTTTTGCGTTTTCAGTTGTTGGTTCTGATTTTGGTTTGTCAAAGTTTATTTCTCGAATAACATCTTTCACCGCTTCAAATCTTAATACTTGTTCGTATCTTACTTTCACACTTCTGTTTCCTCTCCATTCGTGAGTGTCTTTTACAACTATTCTGTTTATATAAAATATTTCGTCACCTATTTTATATGGTAATTCATAAAGTATTTGCTCTTTAAGAAAATAAAGTGTATCTGCATAATCTTGATGCAATTGCTCTAAATCTTCTTTTGCTTCATTTCTTGCTTCTACTGCCGATGGTCGCATATAACATTGTTTTAAATGTTTTATAATTCCACTTTCAGTTTTCCATTTTGGAGCAGGATAATCTTTTCTACCACATCCAAAAGGACATTTATAAATTCCAGTTTTAGAAGGCTTTATTATTTTACCTTCAAATTCAATTTCTTTACACATATCTAAAAAATTAAAAAAGCTACAGATAACAGTGGTTTTGCTCTATTGCGGTATCGGGCATAATTCGATGTTTGGTTTGTATTTGTTAATTTTGTTTTTAAATCTAAAATTTTGGCTTACTTTTCCGCAACAAAGCAAAGCCGAGAACCGTTATGTGAGATTGTTACGCTTCCGTTTCATTAGAAAAATTAGCTAAAACTTCCCACCGTATTTCTTTAAGCATTTCACTCATTGCCATTTCAAAAGTTGAGTAATAAAACGGTTGGTCT